TGGGCAACTGGATGAAGCATAACCCAAGCGGCATATTGAAACACGCCCGGCAGATCGTGGAGACCAAAAACACGACCTACCTACAACTTCACGGAGAGGTCGAGTACCGGGAGCACGAGCTCAACGAGCTTCTAATAACACGGGAAACATGAAGACGGTAAACAGTGTGAGCGGTGGGCAGACCTCAGCCTACCTCATGAAACATTTTCCGGCAGATTACAATTTGTTTTCTCTTGTACGGATACAGGATGCTCGCTGCGCCCCAAAAGACCCCTGGATAAAAAAGTACGTGGAAAGCAAAATTGAAGAGGAATTTATTGCCACTGCCGAGGACGACGTTATTGTCTACACTATGGCCGACCTCGAACAGTTCACAGGTCAAGAAATTACTTGGGTGTCGTCCCCGTCATTTGACGAAGTCATGCAAAAAAACGGTTTGTTGCCATCTGCAATACGACGTTTTTGTACTGCGGAAATGAAAGTGAAACCAATTGCACAATGGGTTGTCGACAACGTCAAAGAGCCTGTTGAAATGCGGTTAGGATTTCGAGGTGGTGAGGAACGACGCGTTGTGCGGGCAATGGAAGCACATGACGAATGTGGCTTTCGGAAGGAAAAGTTGCCAATTGGCAAGCACAAAAACGGCAACACCAAGTGGCATACCTTCACTTATGCCAAGAACACCTTTCCCCTTTTCGACGCTGGGATTTTCAAAGATACCATTGTTGAATACTGGAAAGACAAGCCCGTAAGGTTTGCAGAGCGAAACAACTGCGTGGGATGCTTTCACCGCAACCCAATTCTTTTGAACCTGATGTCAAAAAAGTTTCCGGAAAAGTATGCGTGGTTTGAAGAGCACGAAGAGGCGGGTAGGACTAAAAAGGCAAAAAACGGGAAGACGCTGCACTGGAATACTTACAGGCGCGACGGGACGTTTGCGGACTTTAGAAAACACAAGACTCAAATGACGCTTGAGGACTTGGACGGTTTTATAGATTGCGACAGCGGGTACTGTGGACTATGAATCACGCATCGGTCTTTTCCGGAATTGGGGGTTTTGACTTGGCCGCCGAGTGGATGGGGTGGAACAATGTCTTCAACTGCGAGTGCGAAGAGTTCCCGCGACAAGTGCTAAAACATCACTTCCCAAACGCCATACAACATGGAGACATCAAAGAACTCGACGCCACAGCTTACGCTGGACGAATTGATATACTCACAGGAGGGTTTCCCTGCCAACCTTACTCACTCGCCGGAAAGCGAAAGGGAAAGGAGGACGAGCGCCACCTGTGGCCCGAGATGCTGCGCGTTATTCGAGAATGCGCCCCGCGCTACGTCGTGGGCGAGAACGTTCGCGGCCTTGTTGGTTGGAATGGAGGGTTGGTCTTCGAGGAGGTGTGCACTGACTTGGAAGCTCAAGGGTACGCCGTACAACCGTTCCTACTTCCAGCTTGCGGCGTCGGCGCTCCCCACCGACGAGATCGAGTCTGGTTTGTTGCTTACTCCAACGACAAGGGAGGAAGTCATGGACACCGACAAGTTCAAGGCGCGGATGGAAAAATACGACAACGGGACGACTGTCCCGAACCTTGCGACGCAGGTGGTGGGAATGCTTCCGACACCGACGTGTCAGGAGGAGAGGGGCAACGCTTCGCAGGACCGGGGCAATTTCAACCTGACGGACGAGGTGGCAAGAATATGGAAGCCGCCTGGAAAAACTTCCCAACTGTCACCCCTGTTTGTGGAGGAGATGATGGGCTTCCCGAAGAATTGGACGGCCTTACCTTTTCAAAGTGGAGACGAGAAAGTATAAAAGCGTATGGCAACGCTATTGTCCCTCAAGTCGCCTTGCAGATATTTAAGGCCATAAACCTGTACGAGAATGGAGCGAAACTTTAAGGGCGTATGGATCGCCGCAGAGATATGGTTGGACAAAGACCTCACGTTGGTGGAGAAGGCGTTGCTCGCCGAGATAGACTCGTTCACAGGCAATGGGCGGTCGTTCATGAAGTCCAACGACACCATCCAGTCAGAGTACGGAATCTCACGAAACACCATCGGACGTTCTCTGCGCAAGCTCGCCGATCGTGGTTTTGTGGAGGTAACTTTCAATGGACGAGTGCGTTGCGTCACTACTCGTGCAGGCAGCATCCCCAAAATGGGGAGGCAGAGTACCCAAAATGGGGAGGCAGCATCCCCAAATGATACCTCTACTAATACAAGTAAAAGAACAAAAGACAACACATTAAAAGAGAAGGGGGTGGTGTTGCCATTTGATTCGACAGAATTTGCAGACGCTTGGGAGGTATGGATAACGGAGCGCCGCGAACGAGGCACCAAGAAGTACACCCAGCGCGGCGAGCAAGCCGCCCTCCACAAACTCCAAAACGACTCACAAGGGGACGAGGCCACGGCCATCCAAATGATCCATCAAAGCATCGCCAACGGATGGCAAGGTATCTTCCCACTCAAAAACCAAAAGAATGAAACCAAAAGACTTGGCCCTTCGGACGGCTCACTCATTGCAGAGCATCTCCGACGCCTCGCGGCTGACTCCGGAGAAGGCATGGCATGAAGGCACCAATGTACTGGTCGCGTACCGAGAGGCACCCGCAAAGACGGAAGCGTGCCTCATCATCCTCCTAAAAGAGACGCTCCAGTACCTTGAGTACAACCGAAGCATCACCGCCGACCGTGACATCCTAGACGCCGTGCACCATTTGCGGGACACCTTCCCGGCCATGAAGCTCGAAGAATGGGCAATCATTATGCACCGCCTCAAGACGGGAGAATACCGCCCCGGATATGAGCGTTTGAAACTTCCCGAATTAGTCGATATATTCAGGCAGTACGAAGGCGAACGCGCCGCCGTCAGAGAAGGCAACTGGAACGAGCTGAAGAAGCACGCACCCGACCGCCTCTCGGACGACCAACTGGACGCCCTCTATAAGAACTACAAGACACGTCGTGAAGCGGAAACCAAAGAACTCCAAAAGGGGGCAGACATCAAGCGCGTCCCTGTCAAGAACGGGCGGTGGGAGCACATCCCGTACCCGAACGACAAACCGGAGCGCGATGGTGAAGAAGGTGGACACGGTGTTCAGCCAGTACGTCCGCCTTCGGGCGAGTGACGACCGAGGTATGGGCGAGTGCTACACCTGCGGAAGCGTGAGACATTGGACCGAGGTAGACGCCGGGCACTTCATGAGCCGGGCGTGTATGTCCACGCGGTGGGAAGAGAAAAACGTCCAGTTTCAGTGCAAGCGGTGCAACGGGTTCCGCAGCGGGGAGCAGTTTCTTTTTTCCCAACACCTCGACAGGCAGTACGGAGAGGGCACCGCCGAGGAACTTTTGATTGAGTCGAAGCAGACGCGCAAGTTCAGCCGCGACGAACTGCAAGCCCTATACCACCACTACAAAAGAAAGGTCGATGAGCTCAAGAGCACGAAGGGACTTTGACGCATGGTTTGTGGAAAACTACGACGACCTAACACAGGTCGCCCGTAGACTCCACCCCGACGGTCCCGACCTGCTGCATCACACCTACCTCTCGTGCGTGCTGGCCCTACGCAAGAACAAAAACATCTTGGACAACCTCCCCGGATATGTCCACACGGCTATGTGGAACCTTTCGACGGGCACCTTCCGGAAGCTATACAAGATAACGGACGCCCCAGACTACACCCACATCTCGAACTACGACATCCAAGAGGCCATCAGGAAAGAGGAAGCCCTACTCATGGCCAACCACCTCTCGTGGTTTGATCGCACCGTCCTTGAACTCTACCTCGACGGATGGAGCATGGCCGAACTTTCGCGTCAAGCGGGCATCGGAGCGTCTACCCTTTACGAGTCCATCAGTCAATCCAAAAAGAAACTTCGCCTTGTTATTCGTCAACGCCACCATCAGAACTGAACGCTATACCACCTGCGAGGGATGCGAACACTTCGTCACCACGACGAAGAGTTGCGGCCCCCTCGTGACGGAAGCATTCACCGACTCCCCCTTGTGCGGGTGCTATATGCCCGCCAAAACCAAACTCAAAGTCGCCTCGTGTCCTTTGGGCAAATGGGGCGCCACCGTCCAGCCCGAAGACATCGAGCAAATACGCGAATACCTCGATCGCCCAAACCCAGAAAAGACCATTGAGGAACTGAACGAATTTTCTCGTAAATTCCTCACAGGCCAAAAGGCCAGCGGGTGCAGCTCATGCAACCGGAAACTCTTACAACAACTCAAAGACCTCGTGCACAATGCCGATTCCCACACCTGACCAAGACGAAAAGATGACCGAGTTTCTCGGACGTTGCATGATGGATGAAACCATGCTAAAAGAGTACCCGAATGAAAAACAACGAATTGCCATTTGTGCGAAATCATGGAGCAGACTGAACCAATAAACCCTTGGCTAGTTGTAGGCTACCTACAAGACGCACCGCGTGGACTCTCTGACCGAAACACAGACGTACAAAAGGTCATTCGCTTTTGTAAGGTGGTGAGAGTGCCTTGGAAGAAGGTGGTTGGGCCTGTGAGACGTCGTGACTACGTCGAGGCTCGTCAATTGATAAGCAAGTACCTCAAGGACCAAGGCTGGACGTATAGAGAAATCGGTGAACTCTTGGGTAAGCGCGACCACTCGACAAGCGTGTACGCAGTCAAGGCCGCGACAAACCTTTTGGACGTAGACGCACAAATCCGCCTTAAGTGGCTTAAACTTCTGCAAGCATGACCCTGCGCAAAGTAAAACGAATGCTCAACGAGAGCGACGACTTCCTCGTGTTCACACGAAAGGACACCGGGGCCGACGTCGCCAACTTCGGAGTGTTCCACAAAGACCAAGACTCGTGGGAGATTCTTTTGAACCTCGCCGTGTCAGACTATCACATCAGAGAAACCCTACGAAATGTTCTTAACGCCGCCGACGCTTATCGAGACGAACAAGCTCAGGACTCACCCGAATAACCCGCGCTATATCCGACGGCAGAAGATGGAAGACCTCAAACGCTCCATCGCCGAAGACCCAAAGATGATGACTGTGCGGCCTCTCTTGGTCAACCCTGACATGGTGGTGTTTGCAGGTAACCAAAGACTCCGAGCGTGCATCGACCTCGGATGGGAAGCTGTGCCGTGCAGCGTGTGCGACTGGACGGAAGAGGAACAAGAGCGGGCCATGATTAAAGACAACGGCCATCACGGAGAGTTTGATACGGATATGTTAGCAAACGGCCCGCACGAGCCCGAACAACTCCAAGAGTGGGGGGTACCGATTGACTGGGACAAACCCGAACCCGAAGACGAACCAAAAGAACCCAAGCAATGCAAGCACTGCGAGAAGATGATTCCGTGACAGGAGGTGACACGTTAGAACCAAAAAAGGCAAACATGGTCGAGGCACTCACAAAGGCGCTGGGCATTGTGAAGCTCGCGTGTGAGTCGTGCGGCATCTCCAGGAACACTCACTACCGATGGCTCAAGGAAGACCCAGCATATAAGTCAGCGTGTGACAACCTACCCGAGGTCGTGTTGGACTTTGCAGAGCACCACCTTCACAAGCTCATCTCACAAGGCAACCCGGCAGCCACCATCTTCTATATGAAGACCAAAGGCAAGGGGCGAGGCTACGTCGAGCGACAAGAGATTGAGGTGGCCGAGAAGAAGCCGCTCTCGTGGTTTGTGTCTGACGACTCTTCGGTGTCATGACCAAGCGCGAAAACAAGATGCTCGTCGCTCGTTTGCTGACGCAAAAAGGATTTGATTGGGAGTTCATGCCTTCGGGACAATTCAAGGTCAAAGGCATATACTACAACTACCGAGCGAAGAGCTACGCTAAGGGTGGCGAGTGGTATCGATTTGACACTCACCAAAAGTTCGTCGACAGCTTGTGAGGCAACCCGCCACATATTACCACGTCAAGAACTCGCCCGCCAAGATTCAAGTTCACCAAGGAGGCACGCGATCGGGCAAGACCTACTCCATCCTCACGGCTCTCATTGAACTGTGCCACCGCAACGAGAACTCCGGGGCGGTTATCACCATCGCCCGCAAGACCTTCCCAGCCATACGCGCCTCGGTGATGCGTGACTTCTTCGAGATACTCGAAAGGGAGGAAATCTACGACGTCAACCTGCACAACAAGAGCGAAGCCACGTACATCCTCTTTGGGAACATGGTCGAGTTCATCTCGGTAGACCAACCGCAAAAAGTCAAAGGGCGGAAGCGCGACGTTCTTTTTTGCAACGAGGCCAACGAACTTACGTTAGAGGACTGGCGCCAACTTATGCTGCGCACCACGGGCAAGGCTATAATTGACTACAACCCGTCCGACGAGTTCCACTGGATATACGACCACGTGTTGACCCGGCCCGACCATGAGTTTTTCAAGACCACATACAAAGACAACCCGTTCCTTCCGGAGTCAACCGTGGCAGAGATTGAACGCCTGAAGGAAGCGGACCATGACTACTGGCGCGTGTACGGGCTGGGCGAGCGTGGGGTGTCTCGTGCGACCATCTTAACCCATTGGAAGGCGGTGCCACAAGTCCCGGAAGGGTGGCGCCTCTTGTCCCTTGGTTTGGACTTTGGATATACCAACGACCCCACGGCCATTGTTAAGGTGTACACAGACGGCCACGGCTTCTGCCTTGACGAGGTGTGCTACGCTACGGGCCTGACAAATGCAGCCATCGCCCAAACGCTAAGAGACGCCGAGATAGGCAAAGCCATGATCGTAGCCGACTCCGCAGAGCC